CTGCATGACCAAGGTGCGCAGCTGACTGGCCAACGAGTGGCGGATACGCAGCGGGTGGCGTCGATCGACCAGATTGTCTTCGAGCGCCTCGATCACGCCACTGTTGTCGAGGGTTTCACGCAGCAGGAGAGCGCCGCTGTCGCTGGTGGTGCGGTGGCCGCTCAGCTCGACACGGACAGAGCCGTTGCACGAGGGCGACCAGGTCGTTAGGGTTTCACCCATGGCGAGTGGTCCTCTTGAATCGTGTTCTGGCAGGAACATCTTGATTCTACAAGAGAAAACCACTCGCCATCTTCGTTTTCAGGACGCCCTCATGAATAAGCCGGGATTAGGGTGATGAAAAATAGTTCGGATAGTCTGAGTGTTCTGTATGCAGTGGTAGGTTTTGTGGCTGGGTATGTTTTAAAAAAAGATGGTGCACAAAGTCTCTTTGATCCTTTCGCGGGCACCCTAGGGATATTTGTTTCTAGCATCCTTGCTGGAGGCATTAATTTGGATGGCGAGCATGGACTGGGTGCAGCATTCGTTGGGGGTGTGATGGGTTTTATTTTTGTAATGTCAGTAATGCTTGTTGTTGGTTTCATATATTCGGTGATTTTGACTGCTTACAGAGAAAGCAAACGAGATATGGAAAGGGTTCAATCCACGTCATAGAACGCACTCCTTTGACGTGCGGCGGCGTCTCGCTCGGCGCTGGCCAGGGCGCGCTGCACCTCGGCCGCGACGTAGCGGGCGAGGGCCTGCTCGTCCATGCCCGGGGCGGCGTTGATGGTGATGTTGATGCCGCCGTTGAGCGTGGAGCCGCCGGAGGCGGGGGCCGAGATCGGGGCCCGGGCGTCGAAGCGGGGTGCGGTCTTGGGCCCGCTGTCGGCGGCCATGGCGCCGCCGCTGGCCATGGCGGCGGTGCCGAGCACCAGGCCGCCGCCGGCCTGTCGCAGGCGCTTGGCGAAGGCGTCCACCTCGCGCAGCGGACCGCGCTCGTTACGGGAGATGCCCTGGCGGTAGCCCTCCATGGTGTGGCCGCCCAGCTCGGCGAAGACGCGCGACGGGCTGTTGATGCCGAGCTTCTCCTTGAACCAGCCGGTCACGGCGCCGGCGGCGCTGCCGATCTTGTCCTTGAGCACCTGCCACTTCTCGTCGATGCCGTCGATCAGCCCCTCGAGCAGGTTGGCGCCGAAGCCGGCGAACACCCTGGAGGGTGAGGCGATGCCGAGCTTGGCCTTGAACCAGCCGATGACGCTGCCGCCGATGCCGGTGATCTTCTCCTTGAGCGCCTGCCACTTGGCGGTGATGCCGCCGATCAGGCCGTCGACGATGGCGTCGCCCAGGGTGGAGAAGCCGGCCGGCACGTCGATGCCGAGCGCCTCCAGGGCGGCGCGAATGCCGCGCCACAGGATGCCCAGCGGCGACCAGTCGAGCAGCAGGCGGGTGACGCCGCCGACCCCCTCCTGGAAGGCGGCCTTGATGCCGGCCCAGGCGCGGCCGGGCATGGCCTTGAGGCTCTCCCAGAGGGCGGAGAACTTGGGCCCGATGGTCTCCCAGTTCTTCCACAGGTAAGCGGCGCCCAGGGCGACGGAGGTGATACCGGCGACGATCCAGCCTATGGGCGTGGCGGCAAACACCGCTGATAGCGCCTTCACCCCGGTGGCGACGATGGGCAGCGTCTTGGCGAAGGCGCCCATGGCACCGATGGCCTTGCCCACGCCGATGCCGAAGCTGAGCACGCTGGCGATGGCCTTGCCGGCGAACAGGCCGCCGACGATCATCGCCAGGTTGTCGAAGCCGCCCACGGCGGCGGCGGCCTTGGTGGTCAGCACGCCGAGGGTGGCGGCGAAGGTGGCCACGCCCCGGCCCAGCTCGAGGATCACCGGCACGGCGGTCTTGAGGCGCTCGCCGAACTCGCGGGCGAAGGCCTTCACCTCGTCGCGGTTCTCGCGCATCCAGCCGGAGAGCTCACCCATCAGGTCGGTAATGGCGGGCATCAGCTCGGCGCCGATGGTGTTCTTCATTCCGGCCATGCCGAGCTCGGCGTCGAGCATGGCGTCCTTGAACACCTCGGCGTCGCGGGCCGCCTCGTCGCTGAGCACGTAGCCGGTGGCGCGTGCGTCCTTGCGCAGGGCCTCGAGGCCGGCGCTGCCGTCCTTGAGCATGTTGACCATGGCCACGCCCTCGCGGCCGAAGAACTGGGCGGCGAGCGCGACCTTGTCGGTGTGGCTCTCGACCTGGGCGAGCCGATCGGCGACCACGCCGAGGGCGGCGTCGGGCGTGAGCTGGGCTAGCTGGTCGGCGTTGATGCCGAGCTGTTCGTAGGCCTTGGCGGCGGCGCCGCTGCCCTGGCGGGCCTCGCCGAGGCGCTTGACGAAGCGCTCCAGGCTGGAATCGAACTTCTGTGTGCTGACGCCGGAGCGCTCGGCGGCGTAGCGCAGTTCCTGGAAGGGGCCCAGGGCGATGCCGATCTTGTCGCCGCTCTTCGCTACCTCGTCGCCCAGGCTGGCGGTGGAGTTGGCGATGCCGAAGATGCCAGCCGCCGCGGCGCCGCCGGCGATCAGGGTGCGCCGTCCGAGCCGACCGACCTCGCCGGTCATCTTGCTGAAGCGCCCCGAGACGTCGGCGTCGGCCAGGCGCTGCATGGCCTGGCGCTGGCGGTTCAGGCGCTCATTCGTGGCGCGGATCTGGCGGTCGAGGGCCTGCTGCTGGGCCGTGAGGCCGCGGGTGCCGTCCTCGGCGCGGGGCAGGTTGCGCGAGAGCTCGCGCACGCGGTCGCGCTGGTCGCGGTACTCGCTGTTCAGCTTGTCGACGGCGGCCTGCGCCTTGGCCTGCTGCTGGGTGAGCCGTCGGGTGGGGCCGGTGGCGGTCTTGAGCTCCTGGGTGACGCGGTCGAGGGCCTGGCGCTTCTCGCGCAGGGCGTCGCGGGTCTGGAGGCTCTGGCGCGACATGTCGCGGAAGGCGCTGATGCGCTTCTGCTGGTCGTTGAAGCCCTTGAGCTCCTCGCGACTCTCCTTCATGGCGCGGCCGACCCCGCGGCTGCCCTGGAGGATCTTCTTCAGCGGGCCGGTGGCCTTGTTGATGGCCTTGAGGGTGACGGAAAGGTTCAGGTCCTTGGCCATGCCGGCTCCTGGCTATCGGTGGCGGCTCGCCTGCTTGGGCGGCTCGAGACGTTGGCGGGCGCGCTCTCGCCAGTCGGCGAGCTCCTCGAGGGGCATGGGGTCCATCTCGCCGGGGCCCCAGTGGAACACCATGGCGAGATCCGCCATGGCGTCTTCGACGCAGTTGGGCAGGCTCAGCTCTCGGCGTCGGCCTTCATGCGCTTGGGCAGCAAAAAATTGGCCACCACGTTGCCCAGCTGGACGAGGTCGGCCGGGTCCAGGTCGCGGAGCTCGGGCTCGGTGAGCGCCGGCTCGGTGATGCGCGGCAGCACCTTGGTGAGCGCCTGGACGTCCATGTTGAGCACGTCGGCGAGCGAGACGCCGCGCAGGGCGCCGGACTTGGGCTTGCGCACCTGGATCTCGGTGACGGTCTTCGAGCCGCGGGTGATCGGCGAGTCGAGCTCGACGGTTTCGGTCAGCACGGCGGTGATGGCGGTGGCAGCGATCTTGTCGGTCATGGGGTCTCTCCTGGGGATGGTGCCTGGCCCCGGGTTGCCGGGGCCAGGGTGACGCGATGGCGGGCGTTACAGGCCGAGGTTCTGGCGGCGCTCGGCGAGGCGGTCGACGCCGCGCACGCGGAACACGTAGCCGGGCACGTCGATCTCGATCAGCTCCTCGCCGTCGACCACCAGCTTGTAGTAGCTGCAGGTGGTGGTGACCTCGATGCTGTTGCTGTCGCCGGGGCTGACCTCGCCCATGCCGATGGTCTTGTGGCGGCCGCGCACGGTGACCTCCACGGGCACGGTCTCGCCGGTCTCGTCGGACTCATAGGAGCCGGCGAAGCGCAGCAGGTTGGCGTCGTGCTGGGCGGTGCCGTACTCGGTGAAGATCTCGGCGATGATGCCGCCGACCTGCCAGGCGAACTCGATCACCTCCTGGCCCATGTCGAGTTCGACGGTGCCGTCCATGCCGGCGCCGCGGTACTCCTCCACGGCGCGGGCGAGCTCGGGCAGGGTCAGCGAGGGCACCTGGCCCTGCCAGTTGTTGCCGTCGCCGAACAGGTTGAAGTCTTTCAGCTTGCGGGGAAGTGCCATGTCTCTCTCCTATCAGGCAGCGGCGACGCGGTCGGCGAAGTCGACCAGGTAACGGTCGGTGATGCGCTGCTGGAACATCAGGTTCTCGAGCGGCGGCACCGGTGTGTAGTCGTAGTCGATGTAGAGCTTGCCGGCCTTGAGCACCTCGGGGGTGTTGAGCTCGGCATCGAACCAGGCCGAGCCGCCCAGCAGGTAGCCCTGGCGGATCCACTCGCGGAACTTGGCGTTGATGCCCTCGATGATGTCCTTGACCAGGCTGGGGTGCATGGGCAGGTCGACGGCCCAGAGGTGCGCCTCGGCGATGGTGTCGGCGATCACTTGGGCGGAGCGGGTGTAGTTCTCGAAGGCGAACAGCGGGTCGATGGAGCAGGTGCGCGAGCCCCAGAAGCGGAAGCCGCCGCGCTGGATCAGCGTGGTGACCTCGTGGCTGTTGAGGTAGCCGGCATCGGTGGCCGGGTCCTGGAGGTCCCAGAAGATGTCCTTCGAGATCCCGGTGACGCCGTTGACCGGGCGGTTGGAGAGCGTCTTGTGCCAGCCGATCTCGTTGTCGAGCTTGGCGCGCAGGCCCATGGCGCGGGCCACGGCGGAGAGCATGCGGGTGCTCGAGGTGGCGGTGTCCCAGCCGGTGAACTCGGGCCAGATCACCATCACCTCGCGGGCGCCGAAGTTCTCGCGGTACATGGCCGCGTCTTCCTTGGTGGCGCTGTCGCCGGCGCTGGCGTAGACGAAGCCGCGCAGCTTCTGGGCCACGCCGATCAGCTCGGCGGTGACGTCGGCGTCGTCGAGCTCGGGCACGCCAAGGATGCGCGGCTTGACGCCGAAGCGCTGCTCGGCGGCGAGCAGGGCCTGCAGGCCGGTCTTCTTGCCGGTGCCGTCGACGCCGCCGATGACGTTGGTCTTGGTCTCGGCGTCGTCCATGCCCTCGGCCACGCGCACCACCACTACCAGCGTCTTGGCCTGGTCGGCGATGGCGTCCAGCGCGCGGGCCAGGGTGCCCTCGCTGCCGGCATCGCCCTGGGCGGCCAGCAGGTCGGTGAGCAGCACCGGGGTATCCAGCGGGAAGGGCTCGTCCTCGCCGGCGGTGAGGTTCTGGAAGCCCGTGGCGTTGACCACGCCGCTGCCGTCGCCCTCCTCGGCGGCGCTGACCAGGGCACTGGCATCCGGCTCGGCGTTGACGGCGGTGGCGATCTCGGCGGCGGTGCTGGTGATCGCGCTGTCGATGTCGGTGGCGAGGGTGACGGTGATGTCGTTGCCCGACACGTTGACGGCCAGGGCGGCGGAGGCGCTGCCCGGGTCGACGTAGCGCACGCGGATGGCGTTGCCGTTGGTGCCGGCCGTGGCGGCGGTGTAGGTGACGCCGCTATTCGCCGCGGCGAAGTCGATGGCGAGCGAGGCGGCCACGCCGGCGGCGGCCAGCGGGGCGGTGGCCACCAGGCCGATCACCGCCGTGGCGACGGTGCGGATCGGCCGAGTGCCCTCGTTGATTTCGACGACACGGATGCCGTGGTGGTAGTCCTGGGCCATGGGGAGCTCCTGCGCAGGGGGATCGAAAGTCGATGCATGACGTGCTGCCATGCTTGCGCGCGCAGGGCGGGGGCTCTAGCGGTGGGCGTTGTGGATGGTGGGGTTACAACGGTGGAGGGGCAAATGGCAGCTCGTTGGCAGACAAGCTGTATTATCTGGGCCTCGAAGAACATCCAGAAACGCCATTAAGCCTTGGCGGCATACAGAATCAAGGGGTTGTTAGGTAATAGTTGCCAAGTCACTTTAGAATAATTGTATCGTTGATAATGCGGTAATCGACATTCGTTGCTGTGAAGTTGATTTTTACTGTCAGTTTTTAATAGGTGGTAGGGGCGAGCACATGCAGTTTTACAGAAATCATTGGCGTTTTTTTAATTTTTTACCAATTCAATAAATTCCATGGGGGGGTTATTAGGACTTTTAGGATTAAAAATAAAGGTTCATTCACGGAAGATGAGTTGGTGAAGAGTCTCATTTTATAATTTTTTCCGGGTCATGAAAGTGTTACAGGCGGGTGACAATGCGTGTTGTTTATGGTACAATTATTTCTAATAAACTAAAGATCTTTAGGCTGGGATATTCTATATGCAGGTAATTATGCCGTCACTGATTTCGTTATTAGTGGCTACGTATTTTATTTACAAAGCCCCCATTGGCAATAAAAAGGCCTGTTTTGGTTCCTTTTTCTTTATAGCATCAATGCTGCTGTATGGGTCATTTTATGTAGCAAACTATTTCACAGGGGACGGGATTGATGAATCTGTATCTTTTCACCTAAATGCTGAACTTGGTGGTGCCGGCTTATCTGAATACCAAGGATTGATTTATACAACTATTCTATATATTGCAGTAGTGTTAATCCTTGGCTTTTCTGTATTTAAAATAATAAAAAAACAGAACAAAAATCCTAAAGTCAATTTTATATGGCACGCCACAACAGTGTTTTTTGTGGCAGTCTCCTTCACCACTAATCCGGCGACTCAAGATATTTACTATGTGACATCATCTGCTTTTGCTGGGGAAGTACATTCGAGCAAAGAAGACTTTCCTGAAGAGTTCATCTTCATATCTCCATCAATTGAAAAGAAGAAGAATATTGTCTACATCTACTTAGAAAGTGTTGAAGCCACTTACCTTGATGAAGATTTGTTCCCTGACTTGATGCCTAATGTCAAGAAGCTCCAGCAGTCTGCAACCACGTTTACCAACATCCATGAAGTAACCCATACTAGTTGGACAATTGCCGGTATGGCTGCCAGCCAATGTGGAATTCCTCTCTTTTCCCCTTCTCATGGTAACTCTCTCTCAGGGATGGATCTATTTTTGCCTGAGGCCAACTGCATAGGGGATATACTTAAGAACAACGGATATTACCTTGGTTACATGGGGGGTTCAGACTTAAGTTTTGCTGGGAAAGGCAGTTTTTATAATTCCCACAATTTTGACAGTGTGAAAGGGAAAAATGAATTATCTCCGCGATTAAGTAACTCAGATTACATGTCTGGATGGGGGCTGTATGATGACTCTCTGTTTGCTATGCTTAAAGATGAGTATTCTCAACTATTAAAAGGCGAAACGCCCTTTGGTCTTTTTACGTTGACTCTTGATACTCACCACCCCGAAGGTCATACATCAAAGACTTGTGAAAACATTGAATATAAAGATGGGGACAACCCTATCCTGAACTCTGTGCATTGTGCAGATGTACTGGTTAAGGACTTCGTCGAATATATTGAAAATAATCCAAGTCAAAACGGCACCATCATAGTAATCGCTTCTGATCATGACGCAATGAAAAATACTGCTTGGGAGGATTTAAATAAAGGGGAAAGAAGAAATCTTTTCATGGTCATCGACTCAGCATCACAAGAGGGGGGAGGGAAGGTCAATAAACAAGGATCAACACTGGATATCGCGCCAACGCTACTCTCCTACCTAGGCACTCCTGTCGATGGGCTGGGGTTTGGGAGAAACTTGAACTCTGACACCCTGTCACTAATCGAAACAAAGGATGATATTAACTCTTACCTGACTCATCAGCAGGGTGTAGTCAAATACCTCTGGAGCTATCCAGAACTAAACGAGGGGATAAAGTATGACATTGGCAAAGAAGGGCTTTTGTTATTGGGCGACAGGAGTGTTTCAGTCCCATCAGTTATAAAGCTTAACGGCAATGCCAATGTTGACGAAATTATTTTCGCTAATTCAGGAAAAAAGAAACTTGAAGATTACATCGGGGAGATGTCAGTCGGACAAGATTTTATCTGGGCTGAAGATTGCAAGGTAATTAACGCGTTAATACATCCGGATAAAGTTGATAATGAAAAGGCGGAGCTGTGTATCGCTTCGGGAACAGCAGGTGCCAGCGAGATTTCTACATGGGGTCTCGTTGACGGCACAAGTGTTAATCATGCTGAAATAAAAGATGCGCTGACAAGTGTCAACTTATCTGAAAAGTTACATGAACAACGGGTTGGCCAGGTATATGATTTTCTTAAGTACGGTGTTGCGGACCTAGAAACGTTCTCTGTTTCTTCTGAAAGTGACATGACAGGAAGTGCTGTGGTGTTGTCAGCTGGCTATGGCGCTGGCGCCTCTTTTATCGAACAAGACGGTAATCGAACACTTTTGAAACGCGGTCTTACCCTCGTTGGATTATCTAGTACTCATGCGCCGATCAAGCTTAGCTACATAGATTCCTGTGGTGGCTCATTGACTGACCATGATGCTCTTGACGGTTCTGGCGACTTCCAATCCATGATGGAAGACCACTCGGAGTCATTCGATACGTTCCTTATCATTGGCCATGATAGTGTTGTTTGCAAAAATTCCGAGCATTTAAGCTCTACCTTGTCGGGAACCAAGCTTGAGAAATGGAGCGATATCGAGCACCGCCAGCCTTATCTTGCGGTGCTATCAAATCATGGCGAAACCATTGAGCTGCTTGGGAATAGTGAGGAGTCTTTGTCAGTAAGAATTAAAGACTTCACCAGATCTTTTACATCTGTAAATCCTGGATTCATAGAATAACTGCAGCGCTTTGGACCACACGGTAGAGGTAGGAGGGCCAGCGCCGATACCCTCCCTGCTTTACCGACCAAAGT